TCCGAATATGAACAATTCATAGGGAGCCGCCCTATGAACACACCAACAATGATCAACGAACTAATCTACTGATCAAGAAACCAATGGTGTACCGAAAATCCTACAGTTGGCAGGATCTTCTTTAATCCAACTAACGGGGTGTCTGCGGTTCAGCACTTTGGAACCCCGGGGCATAGGTCTATGCTTCGTATAGGTCCATCTCGTCGACATCACACTCCGACGATTTGGCTGGAAACTTGTTATTGTCATGCGCCCACTTATCCCACGAAAGCACCCAGTCGATAAACATTATATAATACTTTAGATCAGGGTGGTTACGGGCTTCGACTTGCATAAACTGGTCATGCCATACCCTATGGTATGGCTTATTGAACAGCTTATAAGCCGTACGCCCAATGGAAAGCGGGATTCCCAACTTCCATTTTCCATCCTCACCAGCGTAAAACCGATGAGAACAGAACTCGAAAGTGTCAGATCGCACTTCCACGACTTTCGCGGTAAGCCCAAATTCACTATATTGAGCTTCAGCTGTGGGGACGAAAGATTCCAAACAATCATCACCCATCGCAATAACATGCCGAGCTCCAACCAGGATACCCAACAAAACTCTCATTCTCGAATTGCCCGACGAGGTACAATAACTACCAGAACATCGGGCACCAGGTAAAAGTTTAGAATAAACTTTACCATCAGACAACAAATAAACGGCGTTGAGCTCGCAATGGAAGCGGTTCCGAAGAGCCCTAGAGAATCCACCATTACTGGTGGTTTTAAGCATAATGCGCATCTCAGCCTCGGATTCCATCATCCATTGTTGAACACTCCAGTCATACCCACTAATATCAGTAGAAGATATTAGGTGTCCGGGTTGAAAAGGAAGTGAATCCAACATAGATCTCTGATGTTCATCAGTAAGACCCATGCCAGGCTTGGACGGGATGGTCAGCCATTCCAGAATTTCTGCCTTGTTCTGTTCTGAACAAAGCAATCGTTCCACAATACCGTCAACAATATTTACATTCGATATCAAACGGTAACGGCCCTCG